TCTTCTTTATGATAATTAGGCATACTATTGTTTAATCTCGTCGTAGCAGACGAGGAATTTTGGTTCACACTTCGGTGTGAGCGATTCGATACTTTTATTAGAGTCGAGATTCTTCTCCCGCTACAACGGGAGAGAATTGTGAGATGGCTGTTATTAACGGTCTCACATTGTCAGTTATACCATTTATTCCTTACTTTGTTATTAATGGGTTACACAAGAAATAAATAGTTTTTCATTTAAAGACACGTACATGTGATTGCAAGAACATGTATTGTAGAATTAATCAAACTCTTAACCTCACGGTGGAGTCTAATTGCACAGTTTTATTACTTACTTGTAGGTAATGGGCTGCCTTTCTTTATTGATGTGAAAGATTTTGTAAAGATATAAACGTAATGCTGTTGCGTCCTTTTCGGAGGACAATGAATATTGCTAATACCTTAACCATAGGTTCTTACGGCGTTGGCGTTCAAGATTAAAGAGGATAACTTTCGGGCTCTTTCCTCACCAACGTAATATCTTATCTTTTAATTTATATTATATTCTCTATATCCCTTTCAGGGTGTGATGATAAGGATCTACACCTAAAAATCGTAATAAAGCGATACGCAGATATATATAGAGATGTTAAGAAAGATCAAACCTCAAGCAATCGTTGCGCTTGGCGATTGTTTGTTGTATTTATTACAAAGCATGTGCCCTGGGTGAAACCAGGTACTGATCACCAAATAGCTCTTTTATTAGAGTGAAGCTTGGAGAACTATTAACTGTAATTAACAGAAAACTATAGCCACCAGTGGCTTATAATATACTGGGAGGTACTTAAACCTGAAATTTCAAATATAGGCGTCGCGAATCCACGACGTTACCGTGGAAATTTATATTATAGAAGACCCGCGTTTCTTCAATAACAAATTTGTAGTAGGGCTACACATGTTGTCATACGGGGCAACAACACGCTGTGCTTACAGAAATCATTTCTAAGAATACACGAACTTATACTCTGGCTTGCGGTTAAACCCGTTTGAGTATTCTCCTGTGGGATGGGCTGATCCCATCGGAGAGAGTGATGTACGACTTGGAGCAGTATCATGGATATCCCAACCATGTTAGACTGTATTCGAAGAGTGATTGAAGTAGGTTTATACCGGTCTGGAACTGATTCGTCGTCTTGTCCGAGACGATAGACTCTCCAGATGCGTGGCTTGTTTAACTGGTGCAAAAGCTTGAGCACCGACCTTTCGAGCAAAGAATTAGGACAAAATGGCGCCGGGGTATGGCCTAACAAGCCCCCCGGCATCAGAAAGCACGAAGTCTCTGAAAGCCTAAACTTAAATCAGACACAAAACTTAAGTGATCTCTCGCAGATCTCTACCCGATACATTGCCGACAGCATGAGTGAGTTACAGCACGCTTCTCATGACTATACGCTTAAATTAAAGGATTTTTTGAAGGAGTTAATGCCTGCATTTGAACTCCCGGAGCACCTTTCCTTTCTTAAAGACGAAACAGTAACCAGCCTGAACGTCTTGCTAGGATTGGTCAAGGATCTTTACGGTGTTTGTAAAGACAATCTGGCCGATATAGGAGCGGCATTTATACATGTTATCAACTTCTATATCGGAACTCGCAACTCAACCAATTGGACGGATGTGTCCGTTGGATTTGCGTCTCTCTGTCTATCCTTGTTCAAACTTGATACCATCAAGAACTCTGCAAAGTACGTTCAGCAGATTATTGGTGTGTTTATGAATAAGGTCAAGACATATTTCATCAAGGCCGAATCAGCTGAGAAGGACGTCCGTTCCTTTTGGTCAGACTTGTCGGTATCCAACCCCCGAACACTATTTGGCATCGTCCATTCGTGTTCCGGAATCTTAACCTCCGTCACATGCTTGAAGTCATTTGCCCAACGGGCCTATGCTGAGAGAGACCTAACACGTCTTGTATCAGAATTGACTAATGGCATCCTGAAGGTTGGTTCTGAGGTTCGCCAACACGCTGAGAGTATTACCCTTCTTTTGGCGAGAATTTACGACTGGGTGTATATCAATTCCGCTGCGTTGATGTCTTTGAACTTTGACAAGATTGTATGGGCACTACCTAACGATCAGGTCTTTGAGTCAAGGTTTGTTGAGATGTCAAACGTTATGGCGTCGTTGGTGGAGGACCCGCTCTACTTGGAGGCAAACAACTTAACCCTACAGTTGTTGCGCGATCGCCTCAATAAACTCCGTGAATCCGGTGAAGGAGAACTTAATAAAAACCCGTCGCCCTCGATCAGGTCAGCTTTGACACGCTACATGACCACGATTGATGGGTTTATCAGGTATGTTGAGAACCGCCTTCACCCAGACAATACGAAGCCCCAACCTATGTCCGTGACCCTAGTTGGTCCGGCCGGTTGTGGGAAATCATCAGCTTCAACTAAGATTGGGCTAATGATGCAGGCCATATCTGGTCGCGTGCCCGACCAGACTCTTTTGAACAATAGAGGGGGAGATCCTAAGTTCGAGGAGAATATTACAAGTAGTACTGATGTTATTATCTTTGATGATTTTGCCAATGACCAGTCCCAGAAGATGGCAACCAAAGACGTACTGGATATAGTGAATACGTCTAAGGAAGTTATCCCAAAGTCAAAGGCAGATGAAAAGGGAATGCATAAGTACAACAATATTGGTACGATCTTCACTACTAACGACGATGCACTAGGAATGAACAATTTCCGAACAGCTAGTGTCGATAGTATGTTGAGGAGGATGGGGATTGTGGTAGAACTCAGTGTCAAGGAGGAGTTCTGCATCCCAGGGACGACGCGTCTGGACTTAAACCACCCTAGCGTGTCGGACGAAGTGTTCAATTCTGAGGTTTATGAAGTAAAGTTGAAGCAACCTCGGAGCATGATGTCCATCAATGGATCAAATGTGGTTAATTATGTTGATATTGAGTATGAACGTCACGAGGGTAACACCGAGTGGCGCGATGCGATATTGAAACTGCAGGAGGAATTGATCCAACAGTGGAATAAGAATACTGAGCGTCATGAGAATAGCATGAGTCCTGAAAACGTTTGCTCTGCTTGTACTCTACCTCATGATGTCTGCTTGTGTTCTCGTCTAAAGGCTGAAGCTTATAGTAGGCAGCGATTCGTGGCAACTTTCTTTGATCGACCTGTGGCAAACGCTTCCGAGCGTATGTTCGCACTAGATCAATGGGCCATTGATCGCTCCTCTCGCTTGGCTGCAACACTATCGTTGGCTGTATACTACAAAAATGTTGCGAGTTATCTCTATACCCGAGGAAACTTGTATAAGAGGCATTGGTTCGCCTTCGCTACCTTGTTCCTTTTAGTGGCGAAGCTTCCGTATGGAGCACTTATCTTCTTATTAGCTCTCGGCAGCTATGAAAGAATGTACTTTGTAGTACAGAGGAGGAAGCACTTTGAGAGGACAACCCGTGCGGGGAGATTCATCGCTGAGTCTCATAGGGCTAGGTGTGCAGCCTACGGGATCCTATTCGCGACAAGTGCCCTTGCTTTGACTGTTGTCTTTAAATCTATGGGGATGATCCACAAGATGGTAGGAAAATCGGAAGAGAAACAGTTGCAAGGAGGAGTAACACAACTCCAGAAAGGTGATGATCATGATTGTGATGGTGTCACATTCGTACGACCCCCAGAGAAAACTAACTCTGATAATCTTGGTTACTTCCTGAATAAGCCAAGACCGGCCCATGAGGCTCGTACCATGACACCTGACCAAGCATTTGCCGACATTGCTAAGGGTATTGCAGAGGTTACTGTCTCCCAGGGGGAAGTTACCAATGTAGTCAAGTCCTTACCTATGGGATCTGAACGATTGATCCCTCACCATGCTCTATTCGGTGAAGGTATTCAGGATATTCACGTTACCTACAGTGGCACTCAAGGAGCTAGATATGCAAACATCGATGTTCCCCAATCCCACGTAAAGCAGTTGCAGAAATCATCCGGCCTATTCTCAAGTAAGAAGCTGGATGCGGCGTTGGTTCATCTTCCAAATGCTCCGCCAGGAAAAGACTTTTCCAGGTACTTCGCGGAGCCAGGAAGTTTACCAGCCCAGGCAGCCTGCCATTACATTCACAAGGATTGCGCCACTGGAGAGTGGAAAAAGGTGGAAGTGCGTGCTCGCATGCTTGACCACCCTATCCGCTATCAAACTGCAAACGGATTTCAGACACAGATGGTGTATGAGTGTGAGGCTCGTGATCATACGTCTAGCGACGGAGATTGTGGCCAACCTCTCATCTATAACAACACCATCATTGCGGTCCATATTGCAGGTAACTCCTCAAATAAATGGTATTGTTTGGCTGTCGATCGTTCCACTATCAGCCAAGCAAAGGACGTGTTGAAACAAGAGGCATCGGTGTTTGTTGCCTCGACTCCCCCCCAGCCAGTATTCAAGAACAATAAAAAGGACTTGTACATCATGGATGGGGAGACTTCTTATGTGAAGGACGTATTGAAAACTTCAGTGTCGAATATCGTATCCCTAGGAGTGGTGGTAGATGCCGGGCTAAATCTGTATAAGCCCAGGGCAGAAGACTACTATTTCCGTAATGGAAACGAGCAGGTGGAGAAGGAGTTTGGTGAATTATCCTCTAGGCCTCCGAAGTATGTGAACGGAGCCGAACAGATTAACACCACCCTATTGAAGTTTAATACCCCTAAGATGGATGTGCCCATAGCGCTCATGGACCGAGCTATGGATGATTACGTTAATGGTATGACTTGCACCGGCCGCTCTATTGCCGATGTAGCACGCGACTTTGAAAAAGCCAATCCCGGATTTTTCTCAGATGCCTCTACAACAGGCCCTGGATGGAGATGGCACTGGTATAGTACGTGGAATGAATAACCAAACGTCATCAGGGGTATGTTATGGAGGAAAGAAGTCGAATTGGATGGAATTGGGAAGCGATGGACAACCATTATGTCCACGAGTTTTGGATGAGGAAATCAGGTCTGATATCCTCGCTCTGGAATCAGCGTGGAGAGATGGTCAAGGAACTTTTGATCCATTTGTTCGTGCCTCAAAAACTAACGAGGTACTCCCACTTAAGAAAGCTTATGAGAAAACGAGGTCAGTCTATGGAAATGATATGGCCTTCTTCATAGCCGCGACACGAGGAATTATCCCACTGAAACATGTATTAAGGGAAATGAACGCTTCTGAGTGTTTTGTCGGTTTGACTGCACAGTCCTTGGAGTGGCAAGACAAGTTGTACAATTATATTACTCGAGATGGAGAGTACACCAACTTTGTCTGCGGGGACTTTTCAGGCTTTGACACACAACTCGCAAAGGCTCTTATGGAGAAAGCGAGCGCAATTATAATGAAGATCTACAGAGATAATGGGGCTTCATCATCAGACTTAGAATACCTTCGTGGTTTTCTGTCGTCGGTGGTTAGTCCCGTGATGCTTTGGGAGGGACAACTCTTGCAGTTCTGTAGTGGCCAGCCTTCGGGTCAACCACTTACGGTAGAGATGAACTCCATAGTTAATTCATTGTTGGTAAGGATGGCGTTTTATCACATTATGGATAGAGAGTACCCAGAGATTCGTAACCCGGATTTCCGTGATTGGGTACGTATGGGAGCGTACGGTGATGACAATATCCTAGGAGTGGATTCAAGGATCCCGGCTTTTAATCACACGTCTATCCAGGCGGTGTTTGCTAGTTGGGGGATTAAATATACGATGGCTGATAAGGATGCAGACTCGGTCCCATATCAAACCATCGAAGAGGTCTCATTCCTCAAAAGAGGGTTCCGCTACCACGAACAGTTGAGAGCTGTGGTGGCCCCGATTGAAGAGGAATCTCTGTCGAAGAAAATGTACTGGTGGACCAAAAGTAAGAACACGCCCTTGTCCTTCCCGGAACAATTCCAAGCTAACTTCGAGTCCCAAGCCAGGGAGGCCTATCTCCATGGCAAGGAATACTATGAGGACTTTGTAAGGAAATGTGAAAGGATCCGTGAGGCGAGTGAGCACGGGGACGAGCGGTTTATATTGCCGTGGAACACCATCCAACCTTTATCTTCTGAGGATATGTATGCCAAACTCGTTGCGGCGTACCACCCAGAAGACTAATTTAGCCCTTGTGGCGACCCGATATCCCGTCCGAACTGATACAAAAAGACGCTAAACTATATGATCTCGGAGTTGCACTATCCTCTGAATGAATGTTGAAATCAAATTGTGTAGTGAATTAAGAGGTTACGCACAGTCCTAGGTTCTAATTACCCCTTTAAAAGGACCTGTGGTCAGGCTGGTTCACTTATCCAGAAAAATAGCTCTGGCTCGAAATAGAACGATCAAACTCTCGAGCGAAAAATAAAATAGATCAAGAACATTACAGATTTAATACAAATAATAAGCCGTTATACAGCATTACAACGACGATACCAGCACATCTTTAAGTTGGTAGGAGGCACTCTCTCGTTTGCGTGGTTGGCGAGAAAGCGTTTGGTTATGGCGTCAGGTCAGATAGAGGCTGACCTGGCCAGAGTTACAACTGCAAAAATAGGTGCTTTTCAAGTACCAGGCTATGATGTCCCATCCTTGCTAGCTAGGCTAGAGGGGTACAGACGTTGGTTTACATGGGGCATCCTTACACAACGGGATGCTAATATGGCTGCACGCATCAACGCAGCCATAGATGATCTACAAACTGATGTCTCAGATGGGGCATTGAGGAAACAACCATTCTGTGTTATGCTCTACGGGTTTCCCGGTACAGGGAAATCATCATTCGCGATCCAGATAGCAAGAGCTCTGATGGTTGATCTGTACGGAGGATTCACATCTTCCGATATGGTGACACTTAATGAGACCGATGAGTACCAATCTGAGTATCGCTCTTCTCATAAGGTGGTTTTGTTTGACGACATAGGAGCGAGTAAATATGGTCTTAGTGACACGAAGAATCCGTGGAGGAAAGTTATTGATTTCGTGAATAACATAAAGAAGACAGCACTCAATCCGAACGTCGAGATGAAGGGTAAGGTTTATATACAGCCTGACCTAGTGATTCTTACGTCGAACTTGGACTTCGCTCGTGGTGGGGATATTGCCCTTTTCATTCCCGCCATGGAGGCCATCTTTAGGCGATTCAACCAAATCGTCGAGGTGGTGAGCCACACAGAAGTACAACCCTTAGAACCGTCGGGAAGGCCCGAGGTTCAAAAAGGTAGTGTCCTGACAAGGAGAGTCGACTACCGGCATCGAAAGCAGAACGGATCAGTGGTCCGTGTGAGCAGAGAAGATTATGTAGCACAGTTGCTCATAGCTTTTCGCGAACACAATAGGGACCAGGAGAAGTTTCTGAAGGAATTTAATGGATATTTCGATGATTATCGTCATGACCACTTGGAGATCCCGGTTGACACACCTGGACCCAAGACTCTCCTGACGGACACGAAACAACAGCATGGATGCCCAGACAACGAGGCTTATACACCTCAGTCTGGGAAGCTCCCTACAGATTCCGAAAGACAAAGGCAATATGAACACCAAGTCAAGTACTATTTGCGCCATGTCGATTGGGAGAGGTTCTTTGTTGAACATGGTTGGCTAAAGACAACTCCTATTCACTTATCACGTGACGGGATAATTTTCTTCTATGACACTGCGGATGCAACTTGTTTGCGACTTAATCCGAAAGCCTTTGAGGAAGCCTATTACACCATGAAGGGAATGTTTGACAATGATACCCTCATCAAAGCCGAAAGTGCCACCACTTACAACGGTAGCACGGAAAGCCTTGTGGTTACGTCAACTTTACCTGACCTCTTAAAATCTGCTTGTCGAATGATGAAAGACAAGTGGGAGATGATCCCTTTTCTGGACTTAGACGAGGCCATGCCCTCGCCGTTTCCGATTTATGTGAAGAGATCCAAGAATGGAATTTTGCCGAAACAGCGCTCGTACTACGATGTGTATACCGCCTACATATCAATGCGCTTCGGTACCACTCTCTCCGAACTAATGCAAAACCCAGACTATATATCCAATGTACCAAAGTCATATATCAATACTATACCCAAGATAAATAAGACAATAAATAGGATCGGTCAGTTGTTGAGCACGATTAGGGATCAATACCCCGAGCCATTTGACTGGGAACCACCGGTTCCCTCTGTTTCAGATGATTCGGTCAATGAGGACACTCTATCGGAGGTGAGTGACGTGTCTGATGATGAGTCGACCCAGGAAGACCCTACCAAAAGCACGTCCTCATCGATGTGGAGGACTGAGGAAGATCAAATTCGTTTCGTTTTAGAATTAGTGAAGCTACCACCGAAATGCAAACACCATTCTAACGTACAATTCTCACATTATGGAGAGATCGACCTTTTGATGGAAGGACCTAATAGCCTTCTTGTCATAGAACTGAAATCTAGTCTTGCGTCCCTCACTAAAGCAAGAAAACAAGCACTCAGATACTCTCGAACCATGCGGGCCTTGCGCCCCGACAAGAGGATCATAGGATTGACACATACCCCTCTGGGGTTTACGGTTGTGTCTGACCTGAATGCTAGTTTACCACTAGACTTTGAAGGGTTCCTGAAGCAAATAGGGTACCTGGATCCTACCACCGTAGTAGAAAATTAATGACCTAAGCATTAGGGTCTGTTTAAAAATAAATAGTGTAAGATACGTTCGCCTTAGGAGCCTATTCGTTCCCAAAGAATTCATGTGTACCGCGCCCCACATGATAGAAGTATCGCAGCGTCCGCTTGCAAAGCAGAATCACGACATTCGTAAGTAGTTTGTCAGTTCATGATAATGAGTATTCTGCCTTGCGCGGATGCTTTAAATCTTGAGCTGAGTTTTTAGCTTAACGATAGTCGCCTGTTTTTACAAGTGG